CCTTAAACGCGCGTCAGATTTTTAAGGGAGGGGGGTAGGGGGGCTAAGAAGGTACCATACGAGGTTACCAGATCCGAGGGTTTTGCCCCCCAGGGATGCCCCCAAAAAAGGCTAGATTCTGGCCCCGCGAAGACTGGTACACCTGGTACACCTGGTACACTCACCTTTAAGGGACACTTGACAAGTTTTAGGCATGTGTCTTAAATATGTCCAAAGAATGTAAAGTGGGCTCTTAGGGTGGTACACTTGCCGTGTCAAGCAAATGTCAAAAGTGTACCAAAACCCCCGTTTTTAGGGGGGTAAGTGTACCAGGTGTACCAGCTTTTAAGCAAAAAAGTCAGTTAAACTGGGCATCGTAGAGGGGGTGGTACACGGTACACTGTGTGTATGAGAGCTATAGAGAATGTTATGCACACATTGTGTGTGTAAATATATTGCTGTAGGTGAAACTCGCCCGCGCGCTCGCGCGCGCACGCGAGGGAAAGGTCTTCTCTGACCTTGACAGCCGGGGGTCTCTGGGATAGGTGGTCAGAGCGCCGGAGGTGGTGGTGTCGACTCCTAAAGAAATCGCAGAATTCCTTACCTACCGGGATACCGTACCCGAGGCGGTTAGGGAGCGTATTAAAGGAGCCATCCTGGAAGCCAGCCTGGCCGAGGACTACTTGGGGGTGGCGGACCTGGCCTCCTTGGTGCTCTCCGAGTTCCTGGCAGGCAACATCCCCCTGGGCATGTCGTCGGAGGTACGGGAGTACATCAAGAGTATCCAAGGGCTGGTGGCAGCCTCTATGGAAGCCCAGCCAGAGGTGGACAGCGTTAAGGCGGACCTCGCCGCAGCTAAAGCTGCTAAGGTGGGGGAGTGGAAGGTGTGGTCCTCGTCAGGGGAAGATCCCTAGAGCGGAGGAAGTCCGTGGGTGCGGTGCACAGAGAGAAGTACACGCTGTTCGATGTAGGCAGTGAGCCGCATCTAGAGAAGCTAGCTGACGCTTTCATCTTGGAGATGATCCTGCTGCACGACGGGCAGAACAAAGCAGAGCGCACCCAGATAGCCAGAGCCTTCCGGCTACCGTCAGAGGACGTTAACTACTTTTTCAAGAGGTTCTCGGACAAGCCTACGGTGGCCGAGTCGTGGATAGGGGGCCTGGAGTTTCTAGAGGAAGACCAGAAGGACCTGGAGCACGTCTGGGGATCGGTGATATCTAGGAACGAGTTCGCTAGGAACACGAACCAGGATTACGTAGAGGCCACCCAGGATATCGCCTACTCCTTGGCGAAGGCGGAGGCCCACAGAGACCCCACCATCCTAGGCCTGACCACCGAGGGGGAACTAGATACCTCCTTGCGGGATTGGCGCAGGGTGGTTACAGCCATCGAGATGTGGCTACTTCGACGAGAAGAGGTGCCCGTCCCATAGGCTCGGAGGGAAGATGCAGGGAAGAGGCACCCAGAAGCGAGACGCGACGCGACAAAGGCGAATAGAGGCGGGCATCGTGCGCGCGTCCTTGAAGGTGCACACGGACCACGAGAACAACAGCTTCACCGTGTGGCTGAACGGGCTGCAGGAGTGGATGCGGCTGCAGGAAGCTATCAGGAAGCCCGAGCTAACCAAGACGGGGGCACTTAGGAAGCACCTGCCCGAGGGGTTCAAGGGAACCTACTTCTCCTTGCCTCCAGGGACCCACATCCTACTGGCCCGGCTAGAGGAGCCGGAGGCGATCCCTGGCTACCAGACGCTCCCTGTGGGGGAGAGCCCTGCCCCCTAAGCTGACCGGCTTCGAGAAGTTCGACGAAGAGACCTTAAAAAACCTCCGGGACGTGGAGGTGTGTCTCACAACGGTGGGAACCTTGGTGGATCAGTCCACGGGAGAGGTGTTCAAGTACGACCCGGATAGGGTGTCCCCCGGTCTGCAGCGGAGCCTGCTGCGGTTCATGACGGACACGCCCCGAGATAAGGACGGGTTCAAGAAATGGCTGTGCGTGTTAGCTAGCCGCCAGCAGGGGAAGTCCGTAACCGCAGCGCTAGGAGCCTACGCCAAGACTGCCTACCACAGAGGCATCTACTCCGCTATCATCGCGGACCACAAAGAAAGAGCTAACGACTTGTTTAGGGCTATCGTGGAGTGCCACGACAACATGCCCTCCTCCGTCAAGATGCCCACCATCGCTAACCGAGAGTCCAGGCAGCTTACCTTCAAGCACAACGGAAAGATCCGTACGCTATCCGCCGAGCAGAACATGGTGGGCATCGGCAGAGCCGTGGACTACCTGCTACTCTCCGAGATGGTGTTCTGGCCCAACGCCGCAGACGCTTGGAACGGACTACTCCCCTCGATCATCAACCGTAAAGAAGCCACCATCATCAACGAGTGCACACCAGGACAGATGCACAAGCCTGGAGCAGAGTGGTACAAGGACACCTTCGCGGAGGCTCGACGAGGGGAGGGGAGGTGGCAGGCGGTGTTCGCCCCCTTCTTCAGTTCGTTGCTGAACCAGAGAAGCTGGGACCCCACATGGCTGCTAACTAACGAGGAGCTACGCCTCCTGGATAAGTTTGGGCCCAAAGACAACCAGCCGGCCAGCAACCCAGGAGACATAACCTACCTGACCTTGGAGAACCTAGCCTTTCGCCGCTCGGTGTTGGAGCTTGATAGAGAGGTCCGGCGCAACCCAGACCTGTTTAGGGTGTTCTACCCTACGGACTCCGTAACGTGCTGGGTACACGGAGGTGGCGGGGCCATCCCCATGCACGCGGTGGAGAAGCACCTAGGCTACGCCCTGGTGCCTTGGACTCCTGGGGACGAGTACAAAGAGTACAAAGAGCCCGACCCGACAGCCATCTACGTCCTAGCTGCAGACCCCGCAGGTTGGACAGGAGGCGACCACGCCAGTTTCCAAATTCTGGAGGTCTGGGAAGACCAGTGGGTACAGGCGGCCACCTTCAGTTCCAACCAGGTAGATCCAGTAAGTTTCGCTCGCACCATCATAGAGAAGGCGGAGAGGTATAACAACGCCTACACCATCGTAGAGAACAACGGTGTGGGGCTGGGCACCTTGTCCATTTTGGAGCTTGCTACAGACTCTTCAGGAACAGTGCTAAAGAACAAGTGGGGGGAGGAGAAGAGATACCACCTGAAGAACCTCTACTACCACTCGCTCGCCGGGTCGGCTAAGCAGAAGCCAGGCATCCCCGCAGGAGCAAAAACAAACGCGGAGGCGCTGGCGGCTTTGATAGATGCACTGCTCGACAAGCTGGTGCTTCAAGACGAAGAGACGGTGGACCAGCTAACTACCTATCGACGAGACAAGGAGGTGGCAGAGTCAGACAAGTGGAGGATTCTCAACGAGGGTAAGACAGCTTCCGGCAGGCGGGGAAGGGGGCACTGGGATAGAATAAGTGCGCTGCTCTGGGCTTGCTACTATGCGCGAAGGGTTCCAATTAGAATTCGACAGAAGACCCCCGAGCAGTTAGCCGAAGAGGAAGAGAGGCTTACCGAAGAACTCCAGAAGGGGCTAACCTACAACCAAGAGAGAGCCCTGCTGAAAGACTACGAGAGGAGAAAGAAGAGAGGCTCGGAGGTAGAGAAGAAGCCCTCAACCCGTGTTAAAAAGGTGCGCCAGAGGAGAAGGAGGCGCACTTGACCAGCCCACCAGCCCGTGTTAGGTGGGCGCATCCCGGAGTGCCCTAATGGCTAAGACTGGAAGCACGGCAAGTCTACGTGACCCGTCGCCAGAAGCTAGGTTCATCTATAGAGCCATCGAGGCCTGGAAGAAGGATTCAGACAAAGAGCGCAAGGGTTACGAGCGCGTAGCGCAGATGTACACCACGCGAGCCTTCCCTAGAGATAACATATCCAGCGGGCTGTCCTTTGACGATGACATTCTGGTGGAGAACAACCACCTGTTCGCCTTCTCGGATACCTTGATCGCACAGGTGGTTCCCCCCAACCCCCAGGTAACCATCAAGGCCAGCCGAAAGGCCTTGGACAAGACGGCGCGCTTTCGAGAAGCCTTGTGCAACAAGATTTTCAAGCGGGAAAAGTTAAGCTCCCGGCTGTGGGATGCCAGCACCAAGACCTCCATGTGGAGCCGCTCCTTTCTGAAGGCAGTGTGGTCGGAAGATAGGCGCAGGCCCATTTTTAGAGTGATCAGCCCTCACTACATTATGATGGACCTAACAGCCTCTTCCTACGAAGACATGCGGTACATCTGCGAGGCCTCCCTAGTAACCAAGGCAGAGTTCAAGCAGCGCATAAAGAAGAAGGGTAGCCTGGAGGAGGGGTTCTACCGAACCGACGCTTTGGAGGGTGTAGACTTCGGAGCCTACCCGACGTGGCTGGAGCCGAAGGACGAGTGGGGAGATGGCCCCCGTGTCGCAGAAGAGGACGAACTGCAAATCGCCCGAGATGTTTACGAATGGGTGGTGGTTTACGAGTACTACGATTTGGTAGCTAGAAAGTTCTACCACTTCGTCGATGGGGTGGAGCTACCTCTAATGGAGTCGGACCTCCCTTACAGGTTCTTGGCAAACCCTTACAAGCCCATCATCTTCAACAGAAATCTGCATGACTTGGGTGGGCTGTCGGACGCGGAGTTGGTGCTACCAACCATCGAACGCCTTAACGACATGACTTCCCTGGAGCACTGGCACGCGCGTGCCAGCATCCCGCTGCTGGTCGTGCACGAG